CGAAATGAAGCGTCAGCCAGCGAAATGGATTGCTGATAACCCGTCAGCATACGAACAGCACGGAACACGGTCATTTTGGCTCTCATCTTGGATTTCACCGTGGGCTTCATGGTCATCAACCATATTGCAATATCTGAAAGCACTCGGTAACTCAAAGAAAATGCAGGTTGTTTACAATACCCGTTTCGGATTGCTTTGGGAAGACAGAGGCGACCTTGAAGACGAGGATAGCGTAATGGCAAGGCGTGAAGAGTATTCCGCCGAATTGCCGGACGGTGTTCTCGTTCTCACCTGCGGAGTTGATACACAGGATGACCGCCTCGAATATGAAGTAGTAGGACACGGGCATTTCGGAGAAACATGGGGTATCAAGAAAGGTATCATCATGGGAAAGCCGGACACGGATGAAGTATGGAAAGAACTTGATGATGTAATCGACCACATATACCGATTCGGAAACGGTCTCGGTCTTCGCATTTCCGCAACCTTCATGGATGAAGGCGGACACTATACACAGGATGTCAGACGAAGATGTGCAGAGAGGTTCTCAAAAAAAGTCTTTGCAATCAAAGGACGAGGCGGTGACGGTGTTCCTTATACAGCTCCACCGAAAAAGCAAAAGATTGTTGTGCATGGAAAAGCAATCGGTCAGTGTTGGTGCTATGAAATCGGCGTTGATGCGGGGAAACAGTTGATTATGGATAGCATCAGAGTACAGACACCCGGACAAAAGTATTGCCACTTCCCAAAGCGTGACGATTATTCATCGACATACTTCAAGGGTCTATTGTCAGAGCGTCTTGTTTACAAAGAAGGTCATAAGAACCCGTGGCAATGGGAAAAGATTCCAGGACACGAACGAAACGAAGCACTTGACTGTCGCAACTACGCAATGGCGGCAGCAAAGGCAATAGAGCCCGATTATGATGCGATTGAAGTTCGGCTAAAAGGAACACAAGCTGGTAAAGAAACGACCGTTGCAACGCAACAGAGAACGCCTCAGAGCAAACAAAAGCCAATTTCAAAGAAATCGGTTGAAAAATACTATGATAGTTGGTGATATTAGAAAGTGAGAAAATTGGATGATTTGACAGGAAGAGTATTCGGGAGACTTACTGTAACAAACCGAGTTCAAAACGATGAAAACGGTCTGACGAAATGGAATTGCAGATGCGAATGCGGAAACGAAATAGTTGTATTCGGAAGTCATCTCAGAAGCGGAGCAACATCAAGTTGTGGTTGCTATCGTCATGAAACGGTGGTAAGAAAAAACTTAAAGCACGGAAATTGCAACACAAGACTATACCGAATATGGCTTGGCATGAAATCACGGTGCTATATTCCGAGTTCAACAGACTATCCTCATTACGGAAAAAGAGGAATTACAGTATGCGATGAATGGAAAAACGACTATTCCTCTTTTCATAATTGGGCAATGACAAACGGCTATCAAAAAGATTTGACAATCGACAGGATTGACAATGATAAAAACTACAGTCCTGAAAACTGCCGATGGGCAACACGATATGAGCAGACTCATAATCGAAGAATAAGCAAATGAGTATAGAGGTGTTTATATATGATTACAAAAGCAGAAGCGACAGAGCTTCATACATATTACGACCAGCTTGTAAAAAAGCTGATGGCAGCGAAACTCGCTCTTGTGGATGGAGGCGTTCAATCTTACACGATAGACGACCGTTCACTGACGAGGTTCGACCTTAACAAGCTATCGTCTGAAATCGAGGACGCAGTAAACAAGCGTGCCAAATACGCCGCTATTATGAGCGGAAAATCGGTGCGTAAATCCGTTGGTGTTATACCACGGGATATTTAACAATGGGTACAAGCTCCTGCTCAGAGCTTTGTGCTACGGACTATGCGGGGTAGCTCCTTTCCCCGCTGATGTCCGTTTTTAATTTAAGAGAAACGGAGGAAACGCAATGAGCGAAAAACAGAAAATGTCTGCGAGCAAAGCAATATTTGATAAGTTTTTTGCAAAAGAAAAGAAAGAATTGCAGAGAAAAACTTACGCAAAAGGTTACGGAGACGCAGGTGCAAGCTGGACAAAAAGAGCGTTAAAGGGATTCAATGCAAAGTCCGGTTCCCCGAATGAAGATATTGATTTCAATAACAAAACGCTTAGACAGCGTGGAAGAATGCTATATATGGCATCGCCCGTTGCTTCTGCCGCAATCAATACAAATCGTACAAAGGTTGTCGGAAGCGGTTTGCATATGAAGTGTGCAATCAACAGAGAAATTCTCGGGCTTTCCGATGATGCCGTAAGAGAATGGCAAAAGAAGACGGAAGCAGAATGGAATATGTGGGCAGAGCATAAAGCGAACTGCGATGCACTTGGAATCAGTAATTTCTACGAGCTTCAACAGCTTGCCATAAAATCGTGGCTAATGTCCGGCGATATTTTCGCCTTGATTAAGAGGTGTGATAAAACGCCGCAGAATCCATATACGCTACGGTTGCATTTGATTGAAGCGGACAGAATCAGCACACCGTCTAAATACGCAGGAAACGCTGTGTTCGGATATACAAAAGGCAAGAACACGGAAACCGGAAACGACATATATGACGGTGTTGAGGTTGATGAGGACGGTAAGGTTGTGGCATATCATATATGCAATGTTTATCCCGACCAGTATGCCGGTGAAACTCCAGTATGGACAAGAGTTGAAGCAAGAGGACAACTTACAGGTCTTCCGAACATTTTGCAGGTTATGGATGCAGAACGCCCCGACCAATACAGAGGCGTTACCTATCTTGCGCCGAGTATCGAAACGCTCTTACAGCTACGCAGGTACACGGAATCGGAACTTACAGCAGCACTTGTTCAATCATTCTTGACGGCGTGGATAACGACAGATACAGACCAATCAGATTTTCCGTTTAACGAAACCGTTGACGGAATCGAGGGCGAGGTCAGCGATAGCGAAAACGAATATGAAATGGGACCTGGAACAATCAACCATTTGGCACCCGGAGAAAGTGTTACGCTCGGAAATCCGAACATTCCGACAGCAGGATTTCCCGAATTTGTCAAGACAATCTGCAAAATGACCGGTGCATCGTTTGAACTTCCATATGATGTACTCATGAAAGAGTTCAATTCTTCTTATTCTGCCGCAAAAGGAGCATTGGAAGAAGCTTGGGAAATGTTCAAGATGAGACGTTCTTGGTTCATCAACGACTTTTGCCAACCGACATATGAAACATGGCTTGCAGAAGCTGTGGCAATCGGAAGAATAAAAGCACCCGGATTTTTCCAAAACCCACTAATCCGTGAAGCGTGGTGTGGTGCAAGATGGGACGGACCGGCTCAGACGCACCTTGACCCCGTGAAGGAAGCAAACGCAAACGCAATGCTTGTGTCCCACGGGTGGAAGACAAACGAACAGGTTACACGGGAATATTACGGCGGTGACTGGGAAGATAACGCAACCGTCATAAAACAGGAAATGGCTGCATTCGGAGTGCCTGCTCAGCCCGAAGAAAAAGAACAAAAGAAAGAGGAAAAGGAGGAAGAAGATGAAATCACAGACAATGAAGAATCCTCTGTATAATATCAAGAAAAACAGTTACGCAATGGCAAGTGAAACTGGAGAAGAAGCCGAGATTACAATGTACGGAGAGATTGTTGAATCCACACCTGTCGATTGGTGGACGGGTGAGCCAATCGAAGGACAGTACATTATCCAGGATGAATTTCTCGCAGACCTTAACACAATTACATCATCCGGAGCAAAAAAGATTAAGCTTCGTATGAACAGTGTCGGAGGAGATGCCGGAGTTTCTATTCTCATTCACAACAGACTGAGAGAACTTGCAAACAGCGGTGTTGAAATATCTTGCGTTGTTGATGGTGTTGCAATGTCCGGCGGTTCTCTTATTATGTGTGCCGCCGATAATGTTATCGTTTATCCGTCCTCTCTGATAATGATTCATAAGTGTTGGTCTTTCCTTTGCGGAGGATATAACGCCGATGACCTCAGAGAACAGGCGAAGACAAACGATGCGTGGGACAATTCGCAGGTTTCCATTTACAAACGAAAGTGTAATCTTTCCGATACTGTTATTCTCCATATGATGGCAGAGACAACATATATGACAGGCAAGGAAGCCGTCGAAAAAGGTTTTGCAAACACTATGGAAAGTGATGCAGACGAAACGCCTATTGCCGCAAGTGCGGACAGGCACAGTTTATTTGTGAGAGGGCGACAAATCAATTTGGCACACGGAATGAAAGCCCCCGATAACATCCCAACGGTATCAGCCGAGAAATCGGTAGATATAAATAATACAAAGCCGGCTGACACCGGCAGCATTGAAGGAGGAATCCCTATGGCAAGAAATCTTGAAGAGCTTCGTGCAGAAAATGCGGAGCTCGCATCGCAGGTTGAAAGCGAGGTAAGAGCTGCTGTGTCAGCAGAAAATACCGCCGCAATCGAACAGGCGAGAAACGCCGAACGCACAAGAATTTCTGAAATCGACGAGATTGCATGTCTCTATGATGAAGAAACAGTGCGTGAAGCAAAGTACGGAGAACATCCCTGTACTGCACAGGAAATGTCGTTCCGTGCCGCAACAAAAGCGGCGAAAGAAGGTACCGCATTCATGGCGAATGCAAAGAAAGACTTTCAGAATTCCGGTGCATCCAACGTAGGTGCCGCACCCGCACCTGATGACACAGGCAAGACCGGGGCTGAAAGCAAGGAAAACATTAAGGCATCCGCAAAGTCCGATGTCGAAATGTACAAGAAAATGAAGGAGGCAAGATAACATGGAAAAGAATCTCGTAAAAAGCGTTGGCAGTATCGGTCAGGACAATCTGATTGCCAAGCTTTCACCCGCCGCAGAATGTTTCGGCATTAAGCTTGCCGCACTCGCTGAAAAAGCCGTCGTTAAACGCGGCACGCTTCTTTATGCGAACAGTGACGGAAACTATGTCATTTACGGCGGTGTCGGTAATGTTAAGACGCAGAAGTTCAACGGTGACGGCACAGAGGATGACTTTACGCTTACCGACAAGCGTGCAAAAATCGTCGGCGTAAAAGTCGGCGACACGGCCGCAACAGTTTCCGCATACAACGAATTTACTGGCGTTGTAACTCTTTCTGCCGCACCCGCAGCAGGAACAAACAATGTCGTCGTCACATATGTTCTTGGCGATGCAAATGTCCCCTCTGCAATTCTTGCTGATGACGTAGAGGTTGGCACTTCTTCCGCAGAAACGGCAGTCGCATACAGATGCGGCAACTTCAACCCTGCGGCAATTATCGTAGCTACCGGCTATACTATCACCAAAGAAGATATCGACGCTCTGCGTAAGTACGATATCATCTTTACTCAGATGATTTAAGGAGGAGAACAAAATGGATATTTACAGCACATACTATATGCTCGCCGCAGTACGTGAAGTACCCCTTGAGCATACATTCTTCAAAAACAGATACTTCCCCACCGACACTTCCATGGATGTGTTCGGTACATCCCGTGTTCTTGCCGACTACAAGAACGAAGGTACAAAGAGAGCTCCCTTTGTGGTTCCCCGCATCGGTTCTCTCCCTGCCGGCCGTGATGGTTTCAGCACATACGAACTTGAACCTGCAAACATCAGCATTTCGATGCCACTTACTCTCGACCAGCTCAAAAACAGAGGGTTCGGAGAATCCATGCTGTCCGAAGCAACGCCCGAAGAAAGAGAAAAGTTCTTCCTCATCAACGACCTTGCAGACCTTTCCGCAAGAATCAGTCGTTCTGAGGAAGTGCTCGCAGTCAAGACAATGCTTGACAACGGATGCACAATGCGTCATCTTACCGATAAGGCAGATGTGTATGAGGATGTCGGCGTAAAGTTCTATGATGGTGTCAACAATCCCGCACAGTTCACGCCCTCCAATACATGGGCTCATTCCACCTATTCAAGCGGCACATGGACACCCGGTAACTGGTACAACGACATCTGCTCCATGATTGGTATGCTTACAAAGAAGGGCAGACCCGCCCGTGAAATGATTGTAGGGGCTGACGTCGGTGAGTTCCTTATGTCCGACGGATGGGTTCTTGCAATGCTCGACAACCGCCGTGTTGAAATGGGCAGAATTGCTCCCTCCGAGTTGACGGAATACGTGTACGAAATCGGCACATTCAACTTCAAGGGACACAATCTGACAATCCTCGTTTCCGATGGTACTTATGAGGAAAACGGTTCCGATGTTGCGTATGTTCCCAATGGTACTGTTATCATTACAGCACCGAACTGCGGTAAGGGTCTGTACGGTGCTGTTACACAGATGGAGACAGACGGTAACTTCCACACATACGCAGGCACGAGAGTTCCTCAGCACATCTTCACAATCCGTCCTCCCGTAAAGGAGACACAGCTTTCTGCACGTCCTCTGTTTGTTCCTGTAAGAGCAAATCCTTGGACTGTGGCAAAGAACGTGCTCGGTTCTTAATGATGAACCGTGAAAGGAGCGGCACATGATAAGAATGATTACCGGTGCCTGTCGAATCGGAAGTGAACTCATTACACCCGCAAGCGGTGCTTTTGAAGCGGATGAAAAGACAGAAAAACGTCTTGTATCGCTCGGTGTTGCGGAGTTCGTAAATACAGGCATTGCAACGCCCGTTATTTGCGAGGAAGAAGATGAAACGAGCGAGAACAAGCTTGACGAAGAAAAGCCAACAGAGAGCGAAATAGAGGGCTATGCGGACACTCCAGAGTATAGCGTTGATTCTTCTGTTTCTGTTCTCAGAAAGATTGCAAAAGAGAACGGCATCACGTTCAAGGTTGGGATGACCAAAGAGGAAATGGTAAACGCATTGGATGAATTCTTCAACGATGCACCCGACCTTGGTGTGGAAGAGCCGATAGTGTGAGTTTCAAAGAATCGGTTGAAGCGGACATCAAGAATGTGTTCCTCAATTCTTCGGAGTTCGCTTCCGTCCGAAGTATTCGATATAACAATGTTATTTACAGCAATATACCGATTCTACTTACGAAAACGAAAGAGATGGAACGCCCTGTGCCGTCCGGAGACAATGCACAGGGCATCCATCTTGTCTCTGCCGTGGCTCATATTGCTCTGTCTGACATGAATGGTGTAGTGCCGGAACAAAAGCAAAACATCTACATTGAAGACGGAACCGCCATCGGAGGTATCTACTATCAACGGTATAAAATCATCACTTCCGATTTGGAAATGGGAATGATTAACCTTGAATTGGAGGCATACGATGAGTGATACATACAGTATGAGCAGAACCGACATCAAAAGCGGAATCGGTGTATTTCTTGTTGATGATGTCGGTGATGGCAGTATTGACAGAGCGACAAAGCTTCTTGCCGGCATTCCTCACGCCGCCGATAAGGCAATCGGTTCGGCAATTAAGAGGGCGGCATCAAGCGGAGAAGCTTATGCTGCAAAAGCCGTTCGTAAAGATTATTATATCGGAGCTTCGGATTTCAAGCAGTACACAAAATCCAAAAGGCACATCATCACGCAGAACGGAAGCACGACCGTTGATATTGAGTTCAAAGGTTATCACATACCGTTACTGAAATTCGATACCAAAGTCGATAAGGACGGAAGGGTTTCGACAAGGGTTAAAAGGTCATCCGGGAGAACGGTGTTTGAGAATGTATTCCGGCAAACAGTCGGAACGCACGGTCACGAAGGCGTTTTTGAACGGATAACAGAAAAGCGATTACCTATTGAGGAGAAGCTCGGTCCTTCCACGCCGCAGATGATGAGCTACAACGATGATTTGTCACAGGAAATCGGCGACAAAGTAAGAGAAGTATTTGACGAGCGTCTTGACCATGAGGTAAGTGCAGTCCTTAACGGATGGAGGAAGTAAAGAATGAGATTGTTTATGTTAAAGGCAATAAAAGAGTTTTGCGAAAGTAAAACCGCTCTCATCACGCTTCCGACTTCCGTGCAGAAGGGAGACACGGAAACCACGGAGCGTGCCCCGGAAGTCCACATAATGCGTCTTCCTGTAAGCACTGCCGCAAAGAAATACGCACCATATATTCTCGTTCAATTCGTGAATGGAATGGATAAGCAGACCCACGGGAAAAATTCAGATTCTACATCTGTTGTGCGAATAATTTGTTGCGTTTACAACGAAAACGAAGAAGACGGTGCAATGATGTTACTGAATCTCTTGGAAACGATACGGATAGCACTTATGAAGACTGTTGTTATCGACAATCGTTTTAAGCTTGATACCGATGCAGGTCTTGAAAGTCTGATATATCTTGAAGATACGGCTCCTTACTTTGCCGGCGAGCTTGTCGGAACATTCATCGAATCACCAATAGAAAGAGAGGTAAATTTGCGTGACTAAAAATAAAAAGACCGTGCAGATTGACGAAGAGGGCGTATTCGTCTATCTCGGTCCTTCCATTCGCGGCGTAATCCAAAGCGGTACAATTTACTGCGGAACACGCCGACAAGTTAAAGACAATCTGCAATTTGCCATCGCAAAATATCCCCACATTGAAACGCTCATCATTGCGGATTCGGATATTGCGGACGCAAAAGCAAAAATCAAAAAAGGCGGTAACGCTTTGAGCCATGCGTACAAAGTGTTGTCCGCACGAAAATAAGAGGAGGATAAAAGAATGTCCCTTAATCATGGTGTAAACACCTATAAGTCCGACACAAAGTTTTCCGCTGTAAAAGAAGCGGGTGTCGGCATTCCTTTTTATATCGGCTGTTGGCCGTGCCATCTCGGCGAAGGGTACAAGGGCAAGCCCCAGATTGCCTATAATTTCAGTGAAGCGGAAGAACTCGGAGGATATAGTGAAGAGTGGAGAGACAATTCGGGAGCACCGAAGTGGTCTCTTTGCCAGGCAATGTATTCTCACTTCAAGCTTTTCGGAATGTCCCCCGCCATTTTTTACAATATGTTCGACCCTGCAACACACAAGGCGGCAGTAGCAGGGGCTTCGTTCACATTCACAGACCACATGACAACGCTTCCCGTTGATGCACTGAACAGCGGAATCACAGTTTCTGACGGCACAGATACGCTTGTTGCAGGAACAGACTATGAAACCTTCTTTGAGGACGGTCGGCTTGTTGTCGCTCTTAAATCCGCAAGCGAGCACTATTCCGCAACGTCTCTGACAGTCGCATACGACCAGGTAAGTCTTTCTGCGATTACTTCCTCTACCGTTGAGGCGGCTGTCGAGAAGATTGAACAGTGCAAGTCTTTGTTCGGAATCGTTCCCGACCTCATCTGTGCTCCCGGATGGTCTTCTACTCCATCCGTTGCGGCTGTTATGGCTGCCAAGGCAGGAACAATCAACGGACTTTTCCGTGGCAAAGCCGTCGTTGACCTTGATACATCCTCTTCCGGAGCTGATGATTACAGTGATGTTTACAACTACAAGAGTGCCAACGGATATACCGATGAGGATATGATTGTATGCTGGCCGTTGATGAAGGTCGGAACATATCTTTTCGACGCTTCCGTTCTCACTTGCGGAAAGATTGCCGAGGTTGACCAAGGCAACGGAGATTGTCCTTACGAATCTCCTTCCAACAAGAATTTGCCGATTACAGGTTGCGTAAACAAGGCAGGAGCAGAAATCAATCTTACCGTTCAGCAGGCAGATGCAGTAACCTATTCTGCCGGCGTTGTGACGGCAATCAACTTCAACGGTTGGGTGCTGTGGGGTAACTACACCGGCTGTTGGCCTGCATCCACTGATGTGTCGAAGTATTTCATTTGCACCAATCGCACAATGGATTGGATTTGCAATACCTTCGTAAACACATACTGGTCTTATGTCGATAAGCCGCTCACCCGTGTAACCATTGATGCCATCGTCAACAGCTTCAATTCTTGGCTCAACGGTCTTACCCACGACAACAAGCTTTACGGCGGCGAAATCAAGTATATTGCGGAGAACAATCCCACCGCAAGTCTTATCGGCGGTAAATTCCGTCTTGACACCGTAATGGCATCCCCTGTCCCTGCTCAGGAAATTGATATGTATGTTGAATACGATGTCGATATTCTGACAGAAGCATTAAACGGTTAAGGAGGTAACGAATAATGGATTCTGGAATCATCAACTATGCCGTATACGAAGACGGCAAAGAATACCTCGGTATGGCGAATGTTCAGCTTCCCGACCAGGTAAACAAAAAGCTTACCGTGAACGGTGCAGGCATTCCCGGCGACATCGACATTCCCGTTGTCGGTCACAAGGATGCAATGACATGCAAATTCACCTTTACCGATGTGAATGAGCAGACATACAAGATTTGCGAAACACGCAGACATCTCATCGACATCCGTGCAGCCCACGAACAGTATGACAGCGTAAGCGGTGAAATCAAGGTAGTTGCATACAAGCATGTTATGGAACTTATTCCCACCGGAAGAACGTCTGGAACAGTCTCCCCCTCTTCCATGCAGGGTTCGTCCGTTGACTTCTCAGTGTTGTCCGTGAAGGATTACATCGACGGAACGCTTGTCAATGACTTTGAACCCATCAACTTCAAGGATATTGATGCATCCGGCACTGACAGACTTGCTTCTGTCCGTACCGCACTCGGCAAATAAGAACATATGAACAGCAAACCGCCTGAGCATCTTGCTCGGGCGGGATGCTTATTTGAAAGGAGCTTATCATGGCAGAAGAAAAGAAAAACGCAGAAGAAATCGTACTTGATACCTTTGAAATCGAACTCAAAAAGCCGGTTGAATATAACGGCAAAACGTACAACAAGCTTTCGTTTGACTTCGGAAAGCTCACAGGCGAGGACGGTTTGAACATCGAAAACGAATTACAGGCACTCGGCAAGTTTGCTATGGTTCCTGCATTCAGCGGTGAGTATCTTATCAGAATGGCGGCAAAAGCTTGCAGTGAACCTATTGGCTCCGACATTTTCACGAAGTTGTCTTTGTCGGACTATAACAGAGTTCGGAGTGCCGCAAGAAGTTTTTTACTCAAATCCGAGTAATCGGAGGAGACGGCGGTAAGTGGTTAAAAAGAACCTGCATGGTATTGTCTCAGAATAACAATACTCCTGTATCGTTTTGGCTGTCAAGACCGCTCAAAGAGCTAAACGGCTGGATAGAAATCAATAACGAACTTATCGAAAACAAAAGCAAGAAATAGGGAGGGCTAAAATGGCAAGCCAAACAGAATACAGTATGCTCTTCAAACTTTCTGCACAGCTCGGCAAAGAATTTGGTGCAACATTTTCGTCTGCACAGAAATCCTTGGCAGATACGCAGAAAGAAATTCAAGCCCTCAACAAACAGCAATCTGATATATCCGCATATCAAAAGCAACAGCAATCTGTTGAAGCTACAGCAAAAAAGCTTTCCGATTTGCAACAGCAATACGATAATATTCAAAGGGAAATACAGGAGACAGAGGGCTTCTCTTCTTCCCTTGAAAATAAGCTTATCGAAAAGCAGAGAGCGATTGACAAGACAAGTGCATCTTTGCAGACGCAAACACAAAAGCTCGGAGAAATGGGCGATGCATTGCGTGAAAGCGGTGTCGATACAGACCATCTTGCTGAGGTCAGCAAAAAGCTTGCCGATGAAATGGATAAGCTTTCCGACGAGCAGGAAAGAGCCGCAAAAGAAGCAAAGAACTACGGAGAAGAAGGCTCAGGAGCATTTGAAGCAATCGGTTCAGCTCTCGTTGCGGCAGGTGTTCAGAAAGCTCTGTCTGAAATCATAAATCTGTACAAAGAAGCGGTAACAGAAGCACGGCAATATGCCGATGAAATACTCACCGTTTCAGCACAATACGGCGTAGCGGCTAATGATTTGCAGTCGTATTACTATGCCGCGGAATTGGTTGATGTTTCCGTTGACACCATCACAAAGTCAATGGCAAAAAATATCAAATCAATGAAAGCGGTACAGGATGGCACGAAGCTTTCCGTTGAAGCGTATGAAACGCTTGGAGTTTCAGTCACGAATGCAGACGGAACACTCCGTGATGCAGAAACAGTTTACTGGGAAGTCATTGACGCTCTCGGAGCGATGGAAAACGAAACGCAAAGAGACTCTTTGGCACAACAGATACTCGGAAGGTCTGCACTTGAACTTAATACGCTCATCAAAGCCGGTTCGGGCGTTATGCAGGGATATGCCGAAGAAGCAGAAAAGGCAGGATATATTCTTTCTGATGAAGTCCTCGGGACACTCGGAGCTTTGGATGATGCGGAACAAAGACAGCAAAACAATCTGAAAGCGTTACAAAACGCTGTCGGAAATGCCTTTGCACCGGAACTGACAAAGTTGAAAGAGCTTGAAAACGAACTCCTTTCCGGCTTAACGAATTTCATTAGCGAACATCCTGTTCTTGTGAAATCAATTATGGCTCTGACGGCAGAGGGAGCATTGCTTCTTGGCGTATATACTTCCTATGTGGCTGTAAAGAAAGGACTTAATGCCATTCATGCGATAAGCACGGCGTTGAAGGCGGCGGAAACAGCCGCCACTGTTGCTCAAACAACGGCAACGGAGGCAGAAACCGTCGCACAAGTCGGTCTTAATGCGGCAATGATGGCAAACCCAATCGGATTGATACTCGGAGGGGTTGCAGCTCTCACCGTTGGTATTATTGCTTTGGTTGAAGCAACAAAAAAAGAGACGGACGCAACAAATCAGCTTACGGCAAAATCAAAAGCGGAACAAGCACAGATTCAAAAACTTAATGCCGAATACAAAAAGACTTGCAAAATATACGGAGAGACTTCTTATGAGGCACAATCTCTCAAGTGGGAGATTGAAGAACTCGAAGAAGACTATGAAGCTACAAAAAGGACAATCGGTGAGTTTACAGAAGAAATTGAAGCTTCTGCAAACGAAGCGGAAGAAGCAAGAAAAAAGTACGCTCAAATTTTTGATGATATCGAAACAAAGAATTTAGAGTCAAGTGCTTTAATCGAAAAACTCTCTGCTCTTTCATCGACATCCAACAGTGCAATTCTTAACCAAGCGGCAATCATTCCCATTGTAAACAAGCTAAATTCAGAATATTCAAACCTCGGTATCGTATTTGATTCCACAACAGGAAAGTTCAACAAAACCACAAAGGAAATGCAGGACGCGGCAGAGGCGGCAAAAAAAGCCGAAGAAGCAGAAGCGGCATGGGCTGAGTATGTTGACCTCATTGCGAAATCTCCGGCTCAAAAAGAGCTGTACGACACAGCCCAAGGTCAATATGATGCCGCAAAAAAGGTTTCTGACGAAGCGTATAAGGCGTATGATGACTACACGCATACAGTCGGATATTACCTTGAATTGTTCAGTAATTCATTAGCCATGTCCAGCGGCACAGGAGATATAATGGGCGATTACTACGCTTATTATAACATTCTGATGCGTGAATGGGCAACAGCTCTTGATGAAACCAATCTACACCAGGGCGAACTCAATACTGCAAAAGAAGATTACGAAGAGACGATGCGCCGCATCAAGGAAATCGAAGAAAAGTATGGCTACAATGATAACCTTGATACATCTTCTGAAAGCGCAGAAAAGCTCTCAAAAGCAGTCGAGGCAGTACGAAAGTCGTACTTAACAGCCGAAGCCGCCGCTTCCATCTATGATATTTCTCTCGAAAGAATCAATTCACAGGTAGAAGCGGAAGAAGCTAATGAAACAAACTTTGCTCTTGCTATTCAAGCTGTAAGCGAGGGATTCCTTACTGCGGAAGAAGCGGCAGAGGTGTATGGTACCACCGTCGAAAAAATCGAAGGTTATCAGCAAATTCAAGAAACCATCACGGCACTTGATGAACTCGTTACAAAGTACAACGAGGCGTATGAAGCGGCTGAAAAGAGTATAAACGGACAGTATGCTTTGTGGGACACGGCTGCTGTCGTAAATGCGACTGACGTTGGTTCAATCAACACAGCACTTGAAACACAGCTTTCCTATTGGTCTGATTACAATACAGACCTTGACAATCTTTTGGCTCGAACCGATGATGTTGACGGACTTGCTGAGGTCATTGCTTCTTTTGCCGATGGTTCGGAAGACAGCGTAAATGCCATTGCCGGCATGGCGGCGGCGAGCGATGAAGAACTGAAAACAATGGTGTCGAATTGGCAGGAAGTTCAAGCACAGCAAGAAGAAGCCGCAAAATCAATAGCAGAAATCGCATCAGGGTATTCGGAAGAACTTGATAATATGCTCGATGATGTAAGCGATTCGGTTGACGCTCTAAATCTTGATGATGAAGCAACAGCCGCCGCAAAGGCAACAGTTGAAGCATATGCACAGGCAATTCGTGATGGTACATGGGATGCGGTAAAAGCCGCAGAGGATATGGCTTCGCTTGTTGCAAATGCCTTGTCAAACATTCCGGTTTCTCCTTCAAATACAGGTGGAGTCGGAACGTGGTCATCCTACGAGGACGCCGCAGCAGGTTATTCCAACATAAGAACGAAACACGAATTTTCCCGTTCAAACAACGCTGACAAGCAGAAATACGGAACATATGATGCATACTTGAAGGCAATGCAGGAAAAGTATTCCGCATATGCTTCCGGCACATCGTATGCGGAAGCAGGAATGGCTCTTGTAGGCGAAGAAGGACCGGAACTTGTGATGATGCACGGAGGTGAAACCGTGCTGAACGCACAGGAAACGAAAGCAAGACTTGGTGAATCCGTTGTGATTACCATAGCACCGTCTTTCTCCGTGACAGGTAACGGAGATATTGAAGAACAGCTTCACTCGTTTACAGATGAAATTGTCGAGGAAGTAAAATCGGCACTTGAACAGTCTGGAATAGATTCACGAAGGAGTGTGTACGCATGAAAAAATATGTTACCGTTCAAGGCGATATGTGGGACAGCATTGCCTACAAGCAGATGGGAGATACAAAGCATACGCACACGCTTATGAAAGCCAACATGGAATTTCGTAATATTTACACATTCCCTGCCGGCATCGAATTGACTATCCCTGAGGTTGATGAAAGTGTAAATGATACCGTACTTCCTCCGTGGAAGCAGGTGAGCGGATGAGCAGTTCAGAACTCGCAAGAAGAACAGATGCACAAGTATTTTTTGCCGGAGTTGATATTACATCTTCAATCAAGCCGTATCTGTTGTCGATAACATATACGGACAATGAAGAAGACGAAACAGACGATTTGCAGTTAAAGCTACAAGACAAAGACGGGCTGTGGCTCGAAAAGTGGCTCAACACTGCAATACAGTCTGCATCCGAAAACAAATCCTCAACCGAATCGAGCGAAAAGAGTACAACCGTTTCGTACAAGGTAATTTCTTCTGCCGCTGTAAGAAGCAGAACAGGAACGCAATACTATCAGTACGGGACTTTGGCATACGGAGCGATTGTTGAAGTAATCGGAATATCTGGAGGATTTGCGAATATAACATATTCCGGCAAAAATGCTTATGTCATCGCTTCTGCTTTACAGAAAACAGAAACATCAAGCGTAAATACATCCGGGAGCGGAACGGAAAGTAAGGGGCTGAAAATACAAGCTGTCATTGTAAGAGAAAACTGGAACACGGACGGGAAAGATAATGTTCTCCAATGCGGACAGTTTGAACTTGACAGCGTTGAAGCATCAGGCCCGCCTGCTACCGTAACGATTAAGGGGACATCACTCGCTTATTCAAGCACAGTCCGGCAGATGGAAAAAAGCAAATCATGGGAAAGCTATACAATGTCCGGCATTGCAAACGAAATCGCAAGCAAGAACGGAATGACTTGTATGTATCTTTCAAGTACAAATCCTTCCTACAAGAGAGTCGAGCAATACAGACAATCTGATATTACTTTCTTGCAAAAGCTGTGTCGAGATGCCGGGTGTTCGCTGAAAGTATCGAACAATATCATTGTTATTTTCGACCAGGCAACATATGAAAAGAAATCCGCAATACGAACCATAAAGCACGGAAAGGACGGCGGGTATATCAAATATAAGTTGTCAACGGGGGAAAATGACACATACACAAGCTGTCGTGTAAGTTGGGTGACACCATCTGGAACCTGTATTTCTGCGACGGCATATTCAGACAAATATGAAAAGGACGGAGACAACAATCAATGCCTTGAAGTGAAGCAAAGAGTAACGAGCTATTCAGAAGCACAAAAGCTCGCAGAAAAATTACTCAGACTTCACAATAAATATGAGCTTACTGCTGTATTTACTCTTCCCGGCGATACTTCATTGATTGCCGGTGCAGTGGTAAAGCTTGAAGGGTTCGGGGCATGGAACGGAAAATGTATTATCAAACAAGCGAAGCATACAGTGAGCGGAAGCGGATATACCACTCAAATCACATTGCGATATTGTCTTGCAGATAACTATACGAGTACGTCATCAGAAACAGATGAACAGGAAACATCTACCGATTTCAAAGTCGGTGATGTTGTTATGTGCAATTCGGGCGTTCGTCAATTCTATAACGGAGTATATATGGCATCTTGGGTTCCTTCTGCAAAACTGTATGTTCGTGCGGTCGAACAAGGCGGTTCTATTCTGCTTGTCAGTACTGAGCCGACAGCTAATGTATATACAGGACGAGTAAACGCTTCTGATATGCACAAGGCATAAAGGAGGTACACAGATGGAAGGACTACTTAGAGTTGGAAAGGTTTCCGATTCCAATTACGGAGAAAGAACTGTTCGTGTGTATTTCCCGGATGTTGATATAGTATCAGGGTGGTTGAAGGTGATAAAATCACCTCCATTTATCCCGGAAAGACACATGACACAAAGGACAGAAGCCACCGAATATGTGAGCGAAGAAGCAGAAGCGTTCAAATCACATACTCATCAAGTTATTATAAAACCGTGGTTCCCCGAAATCGGTGATAATGTTCTTTGCATATTCGACCATGGCTTCAACGCCGATGGTTATGTTTTAGGAGGTTTGTAATGCAAGTCGGATGTCTCGGAGACATTGCATTTGAAGTCTCCGACAAAATAATCAAAACAATCAAAGATGTACAATGGAGCGGTTCTGTAACGATACAGACCCACGCAAGGCATCTCAACAATTCTTTGCAGGAGTTTGTAGGAATAGACCCGGACGGATTCACATTCTCAATGACATTATCAAGTTATCTTGGAGCTGATGTAATGGGTGACCTCAATAAGCTTTGGGAATATGAACGTGCTGGGAAAATTGTGAAGTTCGTTATCGGTACAAGAACTTATGGTAAATATCGTTGGCTCATAAAAAAGCACAAGATAACCATGGAACATTTTGATAAACAAGGAAATCTCTCTGGCGTTGATGTAAACATAACGCTGATAGAGTACACAAAGGGGTGACAGAATGGTTTATACATTGAGAAGCGATGAAAACCTTGATATCACTTTGTGCGAAAACAACACGGTTAATTCTGTATTACAGAATATTGCCGTATTACTCGCAACACGGAAAGGGACAGTCCCTTTATACCGTGAGTTTGGATTGTCTATGGAATACATAGACAAGCCGATTGATGTCGCAAAAACTCTTATGACATCCGAAATTGCGGAGGCGATAGAGGATTTTGAGCCGAGAGCGACATTACTTAATCTTGAAATTGAAAGTAACACCAAAGAACCTGGCAAGGTTACGGTCATACTGGAGGTGGATATTAGCGTATGAGAAATACAGAGTATGAATTTGTGACAACCGACAGCAACGAGGTTCTTACACAGCTCAT